TTTCTGTTTTTGTTAAAAAAAATAACGATGGTGTTCCAGTTATATATGTACCTACAAATGACAACATTTCACAATATATACCATTAACAGATTTATTAAACTCGTATATATCAAAATCTTCTGATACTACTGTTAATTCTAAAATAGATGAAAATAATAATTCTTTAAAAGAATATGCATTTAAATCTGTTATTTTTTTAATTGTTACGTGTTTAATTATTGTTAGTGTATTATGTATTACTTTTAAAATAAATCCTTCTTATCTTATAATAAAATCTATTTTTGTAATTATATGTATAGCTATTGTTGAAGTATTGTTTTTAAAACAAGTTTCTTCTAATGTTGTATCTATTAATGTAACAAAACCTATATCAACTATTTTAAAATCTATACAAAAAAGTAAAAAACAAGAACCCAATTCTTAAATAAATAATTTAAATAATACTAATATACTATATTAATGGACATATTTACATTTTACAAAACATATGCACCTAAAACACTAGATTCGTTGATAATAAATAAAAAACCATCTATACGGTTGTATAATTATTTATTAAATATAAACAAAACACGTTTTAAATGTTTTATTTTATATAGTGATTTTCAAGGATGTGGTAAACGTTTAGCTGTAAATATTATTTCTTCTATGTTACATTATACTATAATATATGATACATCGTTATCAGATAATGATATTATTGAATTGTTATTAAAAAAAAAAGACATTTCTTCTTTTTTTACACCTTATTCTGTTATTTTAGAATTATATACATTAACACCTTTTTTAATACAATTTTTAACAACTTATTCTAAAACATTTCATATACCTGTTGTTATTATATTATTATCTTCTGTTTTTTTAAAAAAATACAAATTATTTGCTCATTGTATATTTTTTAAAAAACCAATTAAAAAACATCTTTTTTCTATTACAGAACAATTAATACAACCGTCTTTATCTTTATTTTTTTTAAATACTGTACAAATTAAAAAAATAATATCACGTATTAGTTTATTATCTATTTATAATATTGATACATTGTTTTCATTATGTTATAAATTTAATATGTTTTGTACACATTCAACATTAATAAAAACTCCTTTTTTATTTTTTCATTTAAATATACAAGATCCTTTTTTATTACATAATACGATAATTAAAAAAAAAAATAAAAAAAAAATACTTACAAAAAAAAACCTTTTTTCATTATATACTAAACAACAACAACACGTTTTTTTATCAAACCATTCTGAATATTATAAAAACAGATGTTTTGATCATTTTATAACATCACCTACTGTCGATATACAACAATGTTACGAATTGAATGAACATTTATCGTTTATTGATACGTATCATAATAATACTATGAAGAATAATGATTCTTTTTCTTCTTTTTATTATTATTATATTAACGAATATTGTATATTACAACCAATTAAAAAATCTACTATTTTATTAAATATTATATTATAACATGTTATTGTTTATACATGTTTTAATTACATTTTATTTGGTTTTTTATGTTTTTATACAACGTGAAAAAAAAACAATTCCTGATTTATTGTATGTTCTTTTTAGTTTAAGTATGTTTTTACATTGGATATTTACAGATGGACACTGTATTGTAACATATTTGTACAAAAAACAATATAAAAAAAAGAATAATCATACAGAGTACGAAGAAAATAAATACAAAGATCCTGTTGTTTTTTTAGATTTACAGCATTTTTATAAACATGTTCTTAAAAAAAAACATACTGTTTTAATGAAAGATTGTGGATCTACTTTTGTAAATTTAATAATCTGTTTTTCATTATTTATTATAGTACGTAGAGAACATTTTTTTCATCCTATATTTATTGTTATAACGTTGTTATTAAATTCTTTATTTAATATATATATGCGTACTTATTATTATAATAAAAAAAATAAAATAAAAGATATTGAAAATATAAATTCTATACGTAGTTTAAAAATAATAATTCCTTTTGTATATCTTATTATTTTTATTAATATATACTCGTCTTTTTCTACAATATAAAAACATGTTTTTAAGATGTTATTATACCCATTGTTTTTTTTGATGGTGGTATTTTGTTTACAGCTGATTGTATACGATCTGATGTATTGTATACAATTTTTTTAGATACAGAAACATGTTCTGGTTTAGATTGTACAGTACTAAACATACGATCCCTATTTTGATATATATTCGTAGTAATAGTTTTATTATTATTATTAGTTGATATTGTTTTATCAAAAGGTATCCTGTTTACATCGTTATAATAATTTTGTATATTTAAATTCTGTTTTAATCCGTTTGGTTCATAATGATCTACTAATGGCTTACGACATTCTTTTATATCTGTATCGTATTGTATACGTGAAGAAGATACAATAGACCCAGCACCTATACCTGTTTTAGATCCATCGTATAATAATGATTCTTTTTCTATATTTTTATTTGTTTTTAATGGTAAAATATAATTATTTATTGTTGATCGTTGATTATTACCTGTGTATGAATAAGATGTTGTTTCACGTAATGTTGGTTCTGGTTTATTTATAGATGTTATAATAGTATTATTACTTTCTAAACTTCCTTGTTTTTGTGGATTTCCAGTATATGAACTTAAAACATGGGTTCTTCCTTTAATATTGTCTTTTTGAAAATTTTCATAAACGTTAGGTGTATGTGATCCAATACCACTTGTCATTGTGTTTAATCCATATTCTAAACTAGGTGATGTTTCTTTTGTTAATGGTGTTGGTGTTATTGATGATCCAGAATTATTATAACATCCTATACCTGTACTTTTAAAATATGTTGATAAATCTTTATTTTTATATTTTATTGTATCCGTTTTATTATTATCATCTATAATAGGTTGTTTTGTAAAAACAGATCGTTTTGGCCCAAACATGTCTGGTGTTATACTATCTTCTGATTGTTTTATATCTTTTGATAAACATGTACTTTCTCCTGTTCTATAATTAAATTTATTCGTTGCGCCTGTATATGTAGATATACCAAATGTGTATATAGAATCGTCATGTGTGTTTATTGTAGAATCTGTACTATTGATAAAATTTTCTGTTGTGTATGGTGCAGATGAAGATTGTTCATAAGATGTTTTTGTTACCTTTTTTAAAGGTTTTTTAATATGTGTTAATACAGAATTGTATTCTTTTTGTGATTTTTCAGAAGGATTAAAACAACCATGTCCCATTTCACCAGGTAATGTTGTTAATTTATACGACCACCAATCATGATCCCTGTAATCGTATTGTGAATGAAAACCGTCTGATGCAGGAATAGATGGATCTGTATTCATACCAGGTCCAACATGTTCTTTTGTTAATTGCTGATCTGTGTATTTTAATGTATCTCTATATCTATCATCATCAGATTGTCTTCTAAAAACAGTTGTTCCGCTATATTTACCAGACGAATCAACAAGTGAACCTTTACATGTGCTAAACGATTGTACTTCTTGTTTTTTACGATATGCTACATCATCACAACCTGTAAATTTATCTAAAAACGATGGTACAGATTGTACATCTCGTACTTGTATATTTCCATATCCTTTAAAAAACGGAACAAATGCATTATTTATAAAAGATACTTCTTGTTTATGTTTATATATTTTAGAATCGTTTAATTGGTTTTGTACAATATTTGGTATATATTCACCTATATTGTTACTTGTGTCGTCTTTTGAAAAAGAATCATTTGTACCAATAAGTGGTTCTTTGGGTTGTTCTTGTTCTTTTTGTATAAATGTTTGATTATAAGGTACAGTAGTATCGTTATACACATTATCCATTAATTCGTAATTGTTTGAATCGTTAGAATTATATACATTAAATAATGTAACAATAGTTGATAATGTAATAAAAAATATATATTCCATTCTTTTTTATTTAATTATTTATTACTTATGTTTTATTATTATTATAAAAACAATTTAATTTAAATAAATAAAGATAACCATGACAAAGGTAATTATTTATAAAACAACTACTATTGTTTTATATCACAGTACACAAACAAACAAATGGAAGAAACTAAATTCTGTTTTAATTGTAAAAAACATATTATTTATGGTTTTATTACAGATTATACAACAGCAGATGTCATATGTCCAGAATGTGGTATTATACAAAGTCGTTTATTAAACGAAGAAGACGAAATATGTCCTTTTAACGATAAAGGTACTATTTCTAGAATATCAGGTTATTCTTCTTTATCTTTAAACGATGTAAACAATACAGGAAATGTTATACCATCTTCTTTTAAAATAGAACGATACGTAAATAATAAAAAAGTATCTTATTCAATGAACAGATACAATTCTTCTATATCGTATACATATGATCAACAAATAATGTATAAAGTTTACAAAACATTAGAAAATTACGAACATTTGTTAAATATACCATCTCTTGTAATAGAAACATCCCATTGGATATGTTCCGTTTTTTTATTAAGTACAAACGATAAAATTGAAAAAAAAATAATTAAAGGAAATACACGTATAGGTGTTATTTTATCAGCTTTATACATATCTTGTAAATATCATAAATGTGAACGTACACATAAAGATATTTGTAAAATATTGAATCTATCTACTACTTTTTTTAATAAAGGGTATAAATTAATATATACTTTTCTTACATTATATTATCCTGAATTTATAAACAATTGTGTTGTACAAGAAAATAAAGAAGAAACAGCTGATAGAATACACGAATATTGTTCAAAACTAAATATATCGTACATGTATGAAAAAGAATGTATAGATTATACTTTATTGTACAAAGATCAATTTTTTTCTCATTTATTGTCTCATACTTTTTATGCACTTGTTTTTTATTATATTATTCATATAAAATATAAACTTAAAAAACCTTTAAAAAAAGAAATATGTTCTGTTATAAAAACATGTCAAAATACTATAAATCAAAATATTACACATTTTATTGATATAATTAATAAAAAAGAAGAATTGTTGATTAAATAAAAAAAAACTGTTGTGGTTTAATTTGTTATTTTTTACATCTATATAAAAATAATATTAAAAAATAATGTATACTATACTTAAATCTTTAGAACATAATTATTATGATATTGAATCTTATTTAATACTTAAACAAATACCTACACCATTATTAGAAAAAATATGCAGACATGTTTTTTTATATATTTATCAATACGAAGAAAACAAGCCATTAACACAACAACTACAAGTTCCTTTAGAAGATAGTGATTATTATTACGTATTATCAAGTTATATGAATCAAGATCCAGAATGTTGTTTATTAACAATAACACCAAAACATGTTGAATTATTAAAAAAATGTAGTATATATTATCTTACTAAATATGGTAATATTATTTTTTATTAAAATCGTGTATTGTTTTATAATCTGTAAAAATATCCGTAGGCGAATATAATAAAAAAGATGGTTTTTTATAAAGTATTAATTGTTTATTTTTTTTTAATATTGTATTTTTAAAATATTGTACTGTTGGTGTTGTCTTTTTTTTCTCATGTACTATTAATTCGTCCAATACATGTTGTAAATGTATATTATGTTTTATAATATATAATAAAGGATACTTTATATTATAATATAATCTATATTTTATACGTTCATTATAATATATATTTTTATATTTTATAGGATTGTTTTTATAACATAAAAATAAATAAAATAATCCTAATTCGTATTCTTTATTATGTATATGTTTTTTATATTCTTCGTAATACATTTTATTTATTATTTTAATTTATTATTTGTTTATACTAAGAAAGAATAAATTAAAACAATAATACTATTATTTGTTTATGGATACTGAAAACGAATATGCTACTAAAAAATTATTATTATCTCATTTTAAAGATACAAAACCTTTTCTTTTTTTTACATTTATTTTAAATTATAAAAATAAAAAAGGAAAAAAAGTATTTTTTCTTAATAATTTTCTAAAAATTCAATTTTACGAAGATACTAAACAATGTACATCTAGAATAGATATACAAAAAGTAGAATACATTTCATCACCTGAACCTGTATTACAAGTTACGTTTAATTGTTTACAAAAAAAATACACAGACGATGAATTTAAATTAATGCATGATGATTTTACAGGTGAACAACACACGTTAACAGGTGAAGAAACATGTACAGTATTAAATAAAGTACCAGCACATAAACTTGAAAATTGGATGTTGTTAACAGATGATGCGTTTGTAAGACGATATTTAAGAAGACAAAATCGTAAAGAATTATTACAATTTTTAACGTCTACTATTTTACAACAAAGAACAATGGAAAAAAAAGTACAACCACCAGAATATTCTTATATTATGGCAGTATTGAAATATTACAGAGGTACAAAACCTAATATTGGTGCTATAATGATGTGTTTAAAAGCTAATGTACAATTATATAAAAAGTTACCTTTTTCAAATAAAAAAACAATATCAGATGCACATAGATATGCTATTTTGTTTTTATGTTTAAAATCGTACATGAATATAACATTTAACAATTTACTCGAATTAATGCTTGATACTGTACATGAAAATGCTACAATTCGTGAAAACGATATAGAAAACGTTTCTATTTTTAATACTAATTTATCACATAAAGGAAAAAGTAAAGATTTTCGTGATGAATTTTTTAAAGGACTTAATATGTTTATAGGATTTATGTATAATAAAAAATTTATTAATTTAATAGAATTAATGGGTGTTCCTAAAGATCTATTTGATAATTATTATGAAAAAACATTATTATCTTATCAATTACAATATTTACAATCTGTAGAACATGTACGTATTGATATAACTGTTTATTTATGTGTTATTGTTTTTACACTTAAAAAAAAATATCCAACTAAACAAATAGAATCTATTATAGACGACGTAGTATACAATTATAATTTACCACCATTATTAGACCAAAACGATTATCATATTATATCTTTACAATTAAAACCTTTTGATACAGAATATGATAAAATTAATATTTTAATTGGTACAGCCTATCGTATATATCAAATATTATCTATTAATAGTTTAGGGTCTTATTTTTTATCTTTAAAAACAAATACAGAATTGTATTTACATTTAAATAATACAGATGACATTTATGGTACAATAGATTATATTGTTGTGTATATTGTATCTTTAAAAGAACATTCTAGTATAAGTTTAGGTACATTATTAACTGGTTTCCAACAAAAACAATTAATTAATAAAAACATGTCTAAAGACTTATCTGATTTTAAACATCTAATTAATAAAATATTTAATGATACAAATACAAAAATAAAATTTTATAATAATGTTGAACGTTTTTTAATACAAAAATACGATAAAAAATATAAAGATATTCTTTCTATATTAAATTTACCATCTGAAATTGAAAATAATAGTCAATATGTAGAAATAATTATAAAAAGTTTAGATTTTATAAGATCTAAATCTAATAGATTATTACCATTTTCTTATATTTTTTCTACTATTGTTTATTTTTATATGAAAACACCTATACCTGAATTTAATTTACCATATATTGTTTATAATGTAAATGGTACATTATTAGATCGTAAACAATTAGAAAAAAATAAATTAGGTGCTGTACTTTTTTATTTAAAAAAATATTATAATTTTCCCGATATGTATTATAATGATCCTGTAAAAATATATGGAAAAATATCCGGTATATTAAACGACTTTGTTAAAAAATGATCTTAATCATTTGTTCTTTGTAAAAATCATTTAATTGTATATTTTTATCTATAAAATCTTGTTTAATATCACAAGCTATTTTGTATTCTGTAGGATATTTTATATAGTATCCTAAGTTGTCATCATATATACCAGAAGACCATCTAGATGTGCCGTTTTCAGTTCTTATAGTATACATGATATAAGGGAAAATATATACATGGTTTATGTTATTATATTTTAAATTAAACAATATAATTTTTTCTAAATTCCAATATGAATGATTATAATTTTTTAAAAATCTATAATATTTGTTTGAATAACATATCATGTTTTGTAATATATTTAAATAAGATACAATGTTGTTTTTAGATAAAACAGCGTGTCTGTCTGTTATTCCGTTATAATATTCACCGTTTGGTACCCATATATAATCTTTATTCAATATTTCCATTTTAGGATGTGGTAATGTGTATATATAATCGCTTCTAGTAATAACAAATCTATCATATTTGTTTATTATATCAGCATTAATTAAATAATCTAATAACAAATATCTATAAAAAATAAGAATACCACCAGATCCTTTATGTTCATAAAACGCGTCTTTTATTCCTCCTAAAAATTGACTTTTAAACTTTAAAAATGTGCGCCAGTGTTTTCTTTTTTTATATAATTGTATTTCAGGTTTATTTGGATAATTTTCTGTATCTTTTATAATTATTTTATTATTATCAGATGTAAAAATATAATTATTGGTATCATCCTTATGTAAATAATTAATTGTATATTCTTCATATTCACTTACATTTTTAGTTAATTCGTTATAAACATATTCAAAATAAACACCATAATCTTCTGTATATTCGTCTAATAATTTTTTATATTTTGCAGTTTTGTAGTACATATTATCAAAATTATAATCGTTTTTTATACCTATACATAAACACAAATCTACATTCAATTCGTCTAAAACATTTATTTTAAAATTATCAAATGTTGTTTCATGTTCTCTTGTTTCTGCTAAAATAATAACAAGTGTTTTTTCCATAATAACAAATGTGATATTTTTATTATGTATTATAATATAATTTATTATACTTTTAAACAATGTTTTTTAATTTATTATAAGCTTGTTGTTTTTCATATTCTGTTGGTTCTTTTATAATACTATCAGCTTTATCATAAATATACGTTTTAGCTAAATTTGTACTTACTTGTACACTTGCATCAAAAGTAGACATTTCACCATTATCTATTGTTTCTTTTAAATTTAACATGTAATTTAATAAAGATATATCAAAATTTGGTATCATACATGTTTTATACAATATAGGAAATTCTGTTTCAAAACTTGTTTTTTCTTCTATTGTTATAGATACATCATTATTACGTAATTTTAAAATAAATTCTTTTATTTCTAAAGGTGTCATTTTATAGTTATTTAATTATGTCTCTTATTTTAATTTATAATACTTAACACAAAAATACATTATGTTAAAAGAAATTGAACAAATTAATAAATTAAAAAAACAAAAAAAACATGAAATGTTTTATGAACTTGCTACATTTATTGAAAATAATATTGTACGTTATTATAAATTAGGTATATATTCTTATACTTTTTATATTTTTAAATCTATTATATTAAAAGGATATCCTTTATTATCACAAACACAAACTAACGAATTAATACACTTTATTATAAAATATTTTAAAAAACGTAATATAACAGTTGAAGTACGTGATACAAATACTATATATTTTTGTATTAAAAAACCAACATGATTAAACATATTTCCTTTTTTTTTATCGTAACATCTTTTTCATTTTATATACATCGTAGTAGTACATTAAACCATCGTTTTCTTTCTTTACATTCAAAAACAAGAAAATATATACATTATATCGATAATACATGTTTATATACAAAAACACCTTTAATACAAAAACATATAAAACCTCTTTATTTTACAATTGAACATATTATACCACAATCTTATTTAAAATCTATAAATGAAAAAAAAACATGTTTTTACGATTTACATTTAATTTACAAATGTTTACCATCTGTTAACTCGTTTCGTTCAAATAAACCATATACAGATGAAATTACAACAAATACTTCCTTTTTTTATGTGTGTAATAATTCAACAAAAGGTATAATCGCACGAGCATGTTTGTATTATTTACATACATATAAACCTAAAAATAGAAAATTATTTTATTCTAAAGTACTTTCTAGAAAATTAATACATAAATGGAATACATTATATCCTGTATCTTCTTATGAAATATATAGACATGATATTATTGTTTCATTACAAAATAAAACAAATCCTTATATTATAAAGAATATATCATAAATTTAATATTTTTTAATATTGTACCATTTATAGATGTATATGTATGAAGTATACTATAATCGCTTATAATATGATAAACATGTTTTTCTTTTCTATCTTGTACTATAGATAAATAATGTCCACCTGTATATAAACCAATACTGTTTAAAGTATATACTGTATTATCTAATAGTATTTCGGTACATATTTCAATATTTTCATTTTCTAATGGACCTAAACTTAAATTTAATAACAATAATGGTGATATTTTAATTAATCTATATTGATGAAGTATATTTACTTTTAAATTACATTTATCACATTCTGTATTATATACAATTGTTTCTTTAAAAAAAAAAGATAATAACTCCAAAATATTATTTTTATGTAATGTAGATGTATTGGTATTATAACATAAATCTAATGATAAAAAAAGTTCATTTTTTGTTATAACATGTTTACAACATGGAAATGTTAATACATTATTAATTTTACTATATAAAACAGATAACGATGTATCTTCATTATTATCGTTATCGTACACTAAACATGTATCTATTAAACGTATAAAACATTCTAACGAATCTTCTGGTGAATGTCTTTGTATATTGTATTTATTACAATAGTGTTTATAAATATCTTGTAAAAAATACATACATGTTGTATTATCTGTTATATTTTCTTCTTTTTTATTAAATAAAAAAGAATACATATTGTATAATGATATATATAAATACGATACAGTTATACACGTTTTTAAAGGTTTTTTAAATATTTCACATAATACTGTATTTGTATATAAACATTGTAACGCTGTGTTTAAATAACACGTATTTCCTAAATTATAAAAAAGAAAATAAGACGACATGTTTGTTGTTTGTTTCTTTAAATAATTAATTTTAGAAACATGTTTATTTTCTATTTTTAAAACATGTTTTTAAAATTAAGTACTACTATTATGAATTCTATAATACCATATTCTTCTTCTTTTTATACTATACGAATGTTTACACCAGAATATTTACAATTTATGGGAGCTATAGTACCTATTACATATTTATCATTAGATCCAGATTCTTCTTCCTTATTAACAACATTGTGTATGTCTCTTGAAAATGGTAAAATATTAGGAATAACAAAATCCAAAACATCTTTATTTTTATTTTTCATGTTAAATTTTTATTCACGTTTTACTACTATTTTTAATCAATATGTAATAGATTTTTCACCTGAAATGTTTTTAGATTATCATAAATGTATACAAAAAGGTATACCTTCTGAAACAAATACATCTCTTTACAGTTCTACATCTGATAAATGGTTAGATTATATAATAAATGTATATAATGATTACGATTACGATTTAATATGTATTGATTATTTTATTGATGAACAAACATTACATGTATTAATACCTAAAATATGGAATAAAATAAAAAGTAATGGATTATTGTTTTTACAACAATTTTCAAATTATACACAAGTTATAAACATAATATTAAATACTATTAATATACAAAACAATTATTCACTTACATATACAATTCACATAATAGGTACTACTCATTTTATTATTAAAAAATGTTGTATTTTAGTATAGTATACTAATTTTTTTTTAAATTTATTTTATATTTATTTCATTTTTAAATGTTAATTTAAATTATTATCTTTTTAATTAAATAAATATATAAAATGGATACAACTACTTCTATTGTAAATAATAAAAGTATGGATTTTTATAATATTGTTTTAGTTACTATTATTACTATTTTATTATTGTATATTCTTTTAAAAACAATCTTTTTTGATAATAGTACTTATTTTAATAATGAAATGTTCGCAAATAACAATAAATATAAAGTAGAATATTATTATATGAAAAATTGCGGACATTGTGTTAATTTTAAACCTGTTTGGGATGAATTTGAACAATATGCCAGTTCAAACGATATTTCATACGAAACATGTGATATCACTTCCACAACATCGAAAAAACCTTCTTTATTTAATATTAACAGTACACCTACTGTAGTTATAACAAAAAACGATAATGAAATAGTAGCAACTTTTTCAGGTCCACGTACAATAGGTAATTTGGTTACATTTGTAAACACGTTTTTAAATTCAGTACCTTCTTAACTAACAATGATTACATATATATACTATTCGTTCGCTGTTTAATGTTAATATATGTGCACGTAATTCATCTAATGTTGTACAACCATGTATATGTAATGTTAATTTTTTAGCTTCTTCTATTAATATTTCTAAATTATATAGTTTTAACGTATATATAAGCTGTTCTTTATAAAACGATAATAATGTTTGTAAAGATACAAAATGATCAATAGTTAAATCTAAACGAAATCCCCATAAAGAACCTGATGATGATAATTGAAATATCATTTTATTAACAATACATATATTTTTATTATTTATTATGTATTATTAATAAAAAATATATATAAATATAACACGGTTTTAATAAATGAATACTACAGAAGAAACTGTCTTATTTTTATCAGGTAATACAAATACTATTACTTTTCCATTAGATAATACTATTAATAATGTAACATCTATTGAAATATTACGTACTCATTTTACACAATCTGACAAAACAGTAGAATATAATAGACAATATCCTTTTTTAATATTATCAAATTGGTATTCTACTCTTCAACAATTACATTTAACCCAAAATATACTTGAAAACATAACAAATACATCTATTGATACTACTACTATTTTAAATTCTTCTCTTACGTCTTATTATTTACCCAATTTTAATGGAAAACAATGGATTATGGAATTATTAATACAATATAAAAAATATACATGAATTAATAATGACTAATAAAATAGAAATAAAAACTAGTATCTTGGTTGTTTTTTTAATTTATCTTATATATGTATATATACGATATGGTTCGTTTTTTAATTATATAAAATATGTATATAATACTTATATCCATATTAATAAATTAAACAATTATACTACATCAATACCGCATTATATACCAAAACGAAATCATATACCATTACAAAATAAAACAATACTTATAAAAACATCTATACATGATAAATCCGATTATCATCATGTTGTATATTATATAAACCCATCAACTGTTTTTTTTATTATAAGAAGACTTGATAACGATACAATAAATTATAATATATATTTACATATATACAATACCGATAATAATAATATATACGAACGTATATTTATACATAAAAACAATACTAATGGTAAAAACGTTTATAAACATACATATACTATAACATGTCCCTCTTTACAATTAACACAAATACCTTTAAATTATGAACAAAAAATACCTAAAAAAATAATACAAACATCTAAAACATCTATTTGTACATTAACACAATATAATGCAATACAAACGTTTCTTGAATTAAATCCAGAATACGAATACTATCATTACACAAACGAAGATAGTATACATTATTTACAACAACATTATGACACAGATGTTATAAACGCGTATAATAAAATAATACCTGGTGCATATAAAGCCGATTTGTTTAGAGCTTGTATAATAAATAAAGAAGGTGGTTGTTATTTTGATAATAAACAAATAAACAGAGAACCTTTACGTACATTTATAAATAAAGACGATATACATGTTTTATGTATTGATAACGATGTTGTAGGAATATATAACGCTGTTTATATATCTATACCAAATACAGATTTAACAACATCCTATGTTAATAATATAATACACAATATACAACATAATTATTATGGTAATAATGTATTATGTCCAACAGGTCCACATTTGTTACGTAAAGTATTCGATAATTCTATTTATAAAAACACGTATATACGTTTATACCATATATCAGTACCGATAAATTCTTCTAAAAGTGGTATATATGATAAAATATCAAATAAAAAAATAATAAGCACATGTTATAATGGTTATTATACAAATAGAAAACTAACTGACAGTTATGCCTTTTTATGGTTTTCTCGTAAAATATATCATTAAATTATAATAAAAACATTCTATACTTTTGGAAATATACAAAATAAAAACAATTAATAATAATTAGCATGTTTTTAATAAAAGGCACTTTATGTGAAAAAAAAAATACTATAAAGAATAAAAAAAAAATAAAAAAAGAAATAACGTATTATAATCCTTATATTATATTACAATATATAAAAGAAATATATAAAATACATTATAATAATAATAATAATAATAATAAATTACCAATAACTATATATTCAACTATACAATACGATATATCAATATTAGATTTTATATCAAAAACACCTTCTTCTGTTTATATTATAGAACTATTATTAAACGAACATGATACTTCTTTTTTATATACTATACAAGAAAATCCTTTTCATTTACAAATGACATATACTATGTATAAACATATACTAGAACATTTATCATTTTTAAATACAATAATACATTTTTATAATACACCTATACCTATTGTATATATTAATACTTTTTTTTTAGATAATATTTTTAATTTTAATACTATGTATAATACACATATTACATTTCCTATTTCTCATATATTACACGTTTTATACACATATACACATTGTGTATCTTTAGAAAATAAAGCTTTTTTTTGTATTATACATTGATTAATAATTAATAATTAATAATATATATTATGTATTTTTTTATTTAATATGTTTTTAGATATTAAATAATTGTGTAAACTGTATAATTGTAAACGTAACGATTCTATATATTTTTTATATAATTTTTTATACAACATAGGATATATTTCACAACATATAGATTTAAATCCTGGACACATAATGTAATTAATTATTACCATATAATACATAATTAAAAAATCTTTTTTATTTGTTAATAACGACTCTTTTATAAAAACAGATACTGTTTTATGTATATATATAAAATAATGTGTTCTATTTGTTATATCTCTTACAGGTAATGTATTCATATTATTTAAAAAAGTACGGCTTATTTTTCTATTTATATGAACTATACGCGTATAATTAAAATGTAACCGTAATGTTGTTTTTAAACGTTCTTTTTTCCATATTTTATAATATTTTTTATTTAATACACGTAATTTAGAATCTGAACCATAACGTGTATCTATAAATGAAAAAATAGTATAAAATAATAAACTGTCTTTTAACATGATAGACATTTAACTTTGTAAGGCTGTTTAAGGCTATTTAAGGCTATTTGTTTATATTATTATAGTTTATGTATGTATATATATCCACGACATGTTTTAATATGTATACATAAAACTATACACAATGAACCAACGCCATAGTACTATCTCAAGGCGTGCTATGGAAGCCATGACTGTTGCTGAACTGAAACATTTTTGTAAGAGACACGGTGTCAAGGGTTATTCCGTGTGTTTGAAATCCGAGTTAGTAGATATTGTTTATACTATGAAAAAATCTTTAATAGAAAATACAGAAGAAAAACGTGCAGAAGAATATACACCGTGTGATATTTGTTACGATACACAACATCCTATTATAAACATATGCCCATGTTCTATAAATATATGTACAAAATGCGTGTATAGGTTAAAAAAATATAAAAATTGTCCACAATGTAATTATACTATACTTACTTATTTTAAAAACAATAAAACAACATTAACAGAACATCAGAAAAATTTACGAAGATATATTAAAAATAAATAAAAAATAAATAAAAATAAATAAAATAAATAAAAATAATAAAATAATAAAAACAAAAACAATGTCGTTATAAACGACGTTACTAATTATAATTTTTTGTTTATGTACTGTTTGTATTAAAATTACTAAATGTGTTTTTATAAATAAAAAAATTTTATTTTCGTTATAATAAATGAATTATACATATGGTAAACCGACTTTTAAACAGTGGCCTGGAGATGCAAATTACACATGTGGTAATTTTTGTTCGATAGGTAGTAATTTGACAATATATCTTGGTGGTAATCATCGTACTGATTGGGTATCTACTTATCCATTTGGTTACATACATGAAGATGTATTTACCACGAAAATACCTGGACTCCCAACATCACGTGGTGATGTGGTTATTGGAAACGATGTATGGATAGCAGAAAATGTAACGATTATGTCAGGTGTTCGTATCGGTGATGGTGCTGTTATAGCTTGTAATAGTCATGTTGTAAAAAATGTTGAACCTTACAGTATTGTTGGTGGTAATCCTGCAAAATTTATAAAATATCGATTCACACAAGAACAAATCGAATGGTTGTTAAAAATACAATGGTGGACATGGAATATAGAAAAAATTAAAGAAAACGTGCATTTATTATGTAATGATAAAATCGATGAATTTATAGATAAACATAAAGACGATGATCTTTTGACATAACGTTACTAATTATAAAAACTAGTATTTATATATAATTTACCTCCTTTTTTTTTAATAGATTTGTTAAAATGTATATGTTCACATGTGTAACAACCATTACTATAATAACATTGTTTTAATATATCTGAAAAACGATATATTGCTATACCACCAAAAGCCGAATCTACTTCTAATAAATAACCTGGTTCATAATTTAAACATGATGTATGGGTTTTAAAAAAAGATTTCCATATATCGTATTCACAATCTTTTTTTTTACGTAAAGCCCATAAATCATAATAACCATTTTTCTTATTACTAAACAAAACGTCCCAAGTATTATAATAAAAACACGTTTCTATACTATTTACAAAGTCACCACTACTGTTTACATCATCTGTATCTAATATAATTAAATATTGATATTTGTTATCAGTATTTAATTTTTTCGCTTCATCTAATAATATATTACGTCCTCTTTCTAAATATAATGTACGTATATTTTCTGTATTAATATTACATGTATTGATTTTATAATCATCGAATATATATATATAATTATCTTTTATATTATTTAATAATACTTGACGTGTATTATCTATAGAATTACTTTCATAAAGAAGTACTTGAAACGAATTAAATTTATTTCCACAATTGTTTATATGATATAATAATGTAGGAATATAAATACTTACATTTTTACAACAACCTAAAAACAAAACATTTTGTGTTTTCATATACTCTTTAACATCTTGTGTACTTTTAAAATAAGATAATATATTTATACATTCTGGTTCATTTTCAGGATATAATAATTCAGATTTCATAATTAAAAATACTTTATTTGGTTTCTGTTTCTTTATCTTCTTCAATATTTTTATCTTGTTCAACGTAACGTTGTATATTCATATCGTTTTCTTCATTTATTAATTTATTTATATCTGGATTATTTTTTAGATCTTCTTTACGTATTTCAAATTGTTTTTTAGATATTTCTTGATGTTTTCTATATTCGTATATCATTGTATTCAGATCTTCATCTGTATATACTTGTTCTTTTATACTATTTGTATTAGGTGGAAGAAGTAACCATTCGTATAAACTAACAACATATATATCAAATAATGGATCTTCGTCCATTAATTGTTTTGCGTATCCTTTTGCATCTTCTAATAAACCAAAAACACCTTTTATTTTAATACATATTTTATCGTGTTTTTGATTATTTTCTGGTGATACTATACTAATTAATGCATAATTTTGATCTGGTAATTTTATACGATCTTCTGCTAAATTTACACGTATATCACGTAGTTTAGTATCCATTTTTTGAATATGAATATCTAATTCTTTTTGTTTTTCTTCAGACATAGTATACGTTGTTGGATCATATTGTTCCATTTTTATTTATATATATTTATTTTAAATATAATAAAAGAAACGAAAATAAAATAAATATATTTTCTATTCTTTAAATAATAATAACAATAAATATATAAAAATGGAATTTTTTGCTAACGATGTTTTAAATTATAAAAATAAAAAAGACCATTTTGGTTCAGATACTACTGATACTAATTCTACTAGTAATACTGTTAATACAATAGTCATGCTTATAAAATCGTTGATATCTTTAACTGTTACTGTTGTAGCTATAATGATGTCTTTGAAATGTAATAAAGAAAATAAAAATATGGTTACAAAAATAATATCTGTTCTTGTAGCTTTATTCTTTCCAGTTATTTATATGTGTTATTATGCTATTTATCATCAATTTATGAATAAACCTTGTGGCGTAGAAATGTCTTCATTAACTTCATCATAAACTTTGTATAAATGTCCAATTTAATTCTATACATATATTTTTCCATATTTTATCTTGTGAAAATAATTTCTCACGGCTTTTTAATAATGAAAATAACGGTAATAAATCTTTTCGACCTATAAGTTCACATAATTTGTATAATGTATAAGAATAACTTAAAAAATTCTTACGTGTAGGTGGACAATGTTTTTCAAATGGTGATTGTATCATTTTAAACATTCGTATTAATACACGTTCTGTATCGTTATCTATAACTAATGGCTGTTTATTACATATTTTGTTTATTATTATAGGTATATGTTCGTAATATTTACTATATCCTATTGTCTTTAAATATTTTTTAATTTTAGATATTGTTATATCATCTGATGATTGTATACGTTCTTTTTTAATTTCTTTTAATATTTTTATAATAACATCTTCAGGTATAATAGTAGATTCTTTTGCTTGTATTTGTGTAAGCCATTCACGAAAATGATTAATACGTTTATACGCAAAATGAGATAGAATTTCAACATCTTTATAATATTGGGAAGATGTACTAAAATCTTGATAAGGATTAGATAATCCACAATTTTGACAAACTAATAAATTTTCAGATGGTATAGTTGTTAAATTAGATTTACACGATGTACATTTAAAAGAAATATATGTTGTTGTTATTTCATCTTCTTCTGTTGGAATACTATCATCTATTGTTATTTCGTTTAACACATTTTCCATAAATTCTTTATAAAAAGCACCACGTTTTATACCGTTACTTTTTATAATGTATTTTTCTATAGTATGTTGTGGTTTTAATGTTGTATCATCAATAGATAAAACAGGCGTTGTTTCTTCTTGTTGTTCGTCTATTTTTTTTTTAGAATGTTCTTGAGCATGTTTTTTAATATATGGCATACTTTTTAATATAAATTCATATTCTTCTTCTTTTGTACCATTTAAAAGAATATCGTTTAATTTATTATTATATGAATTTAAAAAAGTTGAACGATGGTCTTTATAACATTGGTTGTTTTTTTTTGTTGTTAATTTATGATCATTCATTTTTTTAATATTTATTTCTTTTTTCTTTTAAATTATTTTAAATTTATCAATTAATATAAAATTGTTTTTTGTATTTTTTTTATCACACAATATAAGTTCTTTTATATTATAATTATTAATTTTATATACTGTATAATTTAATATTATTATTTCACTAGATTGTTTAAAGTCGTTTGGTATTTTTTCTATATTTAAAAAATAAGGATGATTATAAAAATCTAATAATTCAAATAATCCTGTATCTCTTATATAACATGCTAAATTATACGATCCTTTCATATTTATAAATAAAATGTTAGTTATTAATAAAAAACAATTATTTTTTTATATTATAAATACGTTTTTATTCATTTATTTTTACATGTTATATAAATTAATTAGAAAAAATGACTACTTGTTTTTTAAGTATTTTAATTATTTCATTAGAAAAAAGAAAACAATCGTTACAATCATTAATACAAAAATTAAATAATCAAATAACTACTTTTTGTACACATAATAATATATCTACATCGGTTGTAGAAATACTGGTTAATGTTGATAATGGTGAAAATAAAATTGGTACAAAACGTAATTTATTATTAAAACAAGTAAAAGGATATTTTTTTACATTTATTGATGACGATGATGATGTATCTGATGATTATATATATCGATTATTGTTTGTAGCTGATCAGTCACCTACTATACATGTTTTTTCATTTCAACAAACATGTTCATTAGATAATGGTAAAACGTCTTTTATTGTTAACGCGGATATGAATAATAAAATAGACGATTATATACCATTACACACTACAACACATGAAGAAATGTATCAACGACATATATGGCATTGGTGTATGTTTAATTCTAACATATGTAAACATGTTATGTTTGATGATATGAACGACGGTGAAGATTATAAATGGTTATTAAAAATAAGACCTTTGTTAAAAACACAATGTCATTTAAACAAGCCGTTATATATATATACAACAAGTCCTATAACAAGCGCATGTTCTTATTTTAAATAAAATTATAAACGTAACGTAACGTACTTTTTATAGATTTTTTGATGTTTGTATTAAAAAGATTTTTTGATGTTTATACATTCTTATTTTTTTATTAAAATCCATTTTTTTTAATAAAAGTATACATATGTATACTACCCATACTTAAATTACATGTTGAACAAATAGGACGAAGATTGTCTATTGATGTATCACCACCTTCTTTTACAGATAATACGTGTCCAACATGAAAATCCAATTGCCCAATTTCTTCTGTTTTACAACATAAACACAAAGATACTCCTTTTTGTTTACCTATATATGTATACCATACCTTTTTTCGTAATGCTGCTGATATTTTTATTCTTTTATTATTAGATGTTGTTGTTGTTTTTTTTAAATGTTGTTTTTTTTTATATGTTTTTTTAATTTGAGTTTTTTTATTTTTATTTTTAATTTTATCAGTTATAAAAAAGAAACAATATTTTAAAAAAGAATACAGTTTTTGTATCATTTTTTAGATTTATTTATTTTTATTTTTTAATGTCTGGGATGTTATGTTTTTGTTTTTTGGTTGTTTAAAAACAAATGCTTATTTTTTTAGTTGTTGATGTGTTTTGTTGTATAGTAAAAGAAGATGTTATATCTATTCCATCATTATCATAAATATTCATAAAAGAAAATTCATCGTTTCTTATTATAATGTTTATTTTTTTAATCATTTTTACCATTGATTCTTTTAAATTAATACTTATTTTATCAACATATTGATTAGGATCTTTTTTATTTCGTATTTGATTATATACAGCTGTTGGTAAAAAATATTTAACGTTTTCGTAAACATCGTCGTTGTCAATACTGTTTAATTCTGTTTCAACAGAATGAATAGGATTTACAAATAATCCATTAGAAACAATGTTGTTGTATAATTCGATAAATTTTATTAATAATGAAAAATATAAAATAGGTTTTTTATATACAAATACTAATGTTATTATTTTTTCATCTTGAATATCGTATATTTTTTCTTCGTTTGTTAAGAACAAAAATTCTTCAACAACATCTTGTTTTTTTTTTAATATAGCTACTTCTTTTTTTAATTCTTTACATTCAAGTGTTAAATGTTGAATCATGTTTAACATTTCACGAGTAAGATCTGTAAACAGTTCAAATTCGTTTGGAATAGTGGTAGTGGTTGTATTTTCCATTGTTGTTGTTGTTTTTGGTTGTTACATTTTTATTTTATTATTGTCAAGGATATTTATATTTTTTTTATTTTTCTTTTATAAAATGATTGGTGGTGTTATTTTTTTACTTTTTATTATAGGAATTATTGGATTTTATGTATATTCATCTAAAAAAACTACAATAGCATGTAAACCTGGTTATACTAGTGCAGATGGTAAAACATGTACACTTTGTCCAGATGGAAGTTCAAATACAGATGGAGGAATATGTTTAGCATGTAATGGTGGTACGTATAGTGTAAACGGTAATCCATGTAAACCATGTGATAAAAATTATACAAGTGATACAGGAGCTTCTAAATGTACACCTTGTCCTGCTGGTAAACATTCTGTATCAGGTAGTACATGTACAGCTTGTGATATTGGTACAACATCGTTAGCTGGTAACGATTGTACAGCTTGTTTATCTGGACAAGTGTCTGTTACTACAAATGATACAACTACATGTGTTTCTTGTTTAAGTAATCAATATATTAATAACAACACGTGTGTTACGTGTTCTAAAAATTATCAATTAAATAGTACAGGTACAGGATGTACAATATGTCCTGCTGGACAATCGTCTGTTGCTGGTGGTAAATGTACAAATTGTCCTACTAATTACACATCTACAGCTGGTAACGATTGTACACCTTGTCCAGCTGGACAACATTCTGCATCAGGAGATAATGTATGCACACCTTGTCCAACTGGACAAACATCTGCTGCTGGTGGTACTTGTTTTTCTTGTTTAAGTAATCAATATATTAATAATAATATATGTACAACATGTTCTAAAAATTATCAATTAAATAGTATAAATACAGGATGTACAATATGTCCAGCTGGACAAACATCTGCTGCTGGTGGTAAATGTACAAATTGTCCTACTAATTACACATCTACAGCTGGTAACGATTGTACACCTTGTCCAGCTGGACAACATTCAACATCAGGAGATGGTATATGTACACCTTGTTTAGATGGACAAGTATCTGCTATTGGTAGTAATTGTACTTCTTGTTTAAGTAACCAATATGTTAATAATAATACATGCACTACATGTTCTAAAAATTATCAATTAAATAGTACAAGTACAGGATGTACAATATGTCCTTCTGGACAATCATCTGCTGCTGGTGGTAAATGTACACCTTGTCCTACTAATTACACATCTACAGCTGGTAACGATTGTACACCTTGTCCAGCTGGACAATTTTCTACATCTGGAAGCGGTGTATGTACACCTTGTCCAGCTGGACAAACATCTACTGCTGGTGGTAATTGTGTTCCTTGTCCAATAGGTACTTATTCTACTAATGGTTCTACATGTACACCTTGTCCAAACGGAACATATACAAATTCTATTGGACAAAGTTCATGTACAACTTGTCCAGCTGGAAATAGTGTAAACGCAACTACTGGATCTACATCGTGTACATCTTGTCCTATTGGAACTTATTCTCAAAATGGATTATACAATTCATGTACATCGTGTTCAATTGGAACATATTCTCTTGCACCAGGTTCTACTTCATGTAAAAACGCATCAAGTTATTATAAATTAAATATAGATCAAACTGTTTATCCAGAAAATAGACATTATTATATGGCATGTAATAATCCAAAAGATAAACTTAAAAGTTTTGATATTCAAGTATACGATGCACCTACAGGACGAGATGCTGGAGTATATACTGTAGACACGTCGTCTTATAATTTAAACAGTTACGATTATCCAGCAAGTTTAGGTGCTATACCAGGACGTGGTGATCCTGTACCTAATCGTGCTAAAAATTACAGAATGAATAATTATTATTGCTACGATTATACAAATATATAATAATTAAAATAGTATAATATAATTAAACAATAAATGGGAGATTCAGAAATTGCTGGTGGTGTTATTTTTATTATTGTAATTATTATATGTATTATTGGCTATTTTTATTATATAAATACATTGTATTCAAATAATAATTGTACTGGACAATATATTAAAGCTGGTACAACAAATACATGTGTAAAATCTTGTTCTCCTGGATACATATCTTCACTTAATTCTAATCAATGTGTTTTATCTTGTTCAGGAACTAATTCTTATATTTCAGAAGATGGTACTACATGTGTTATTTCTTGTCCTAATAAAACAAAAAATAATCAATGTTATTCGTCTTGTTCTATAGGTACTTATTCTAATGGTTCTATGTGCACATCTTGTCCAAACGGAACATATTCAAATTCTACTGGACAAAGTTCATGTACACCTTGTCCAGCTGGAAGTAGTGTAGATAAAGAAACTGGATCTACATTATGTATACTTTGTCCAGCTGGAAGTTATGCACCAAACGGATTATATAATTCATGTACACTTTGTCCAGTTGGTACATATTCTCTTGCACCAGGTTCTACTTCATGTAAAACTGCATCAAATTATTATAAATTAAATATAAACCAAACTACTTATTCAGATCATACACCTTATCATATGGTATGTAATAATCCAAAAGACATGCTTAAAAGTTTTGATATTCAAGTATACGATGCACCTAAAGGAAGAGATGCTGGAGTATATACTGTAGATACATCATCTTATCGTTTAAACAGTTACGATTATCCAGTAGATTTGGGTAATATACCAGGACGTGGTGATCCTTTACCTGGTGTTCAAAAAAATTACAGAATGAATAATTATTATTGCTACGATTATACAAATGTATCGTAAAAAAATAAAACGTGTTTTATTATACTATTTTATTATAATCAATTAATAAATAAAAAATAAACAATATAAAAATATACTTATTATACTATCAATACAATACAATGGAAGAATGGAGAAACCGTTTATGTATAAACGATTTGGTTGATGCGCGTGATATGGATGGTAATTGGTATGAATCTGTTATTAAAAATATAGAAGGTGATATATTACATATACATTATAAAGGATGGTCTTCTCGATACGATACACAAGAAAATCGTTTTTCTTGTAATATTTATCCATTATACACATATGTACAAAAATGGCGTGAATATTTACAAGAAGGTGATATTATAGAATATCGTGCACCAAATGAACGATGGTATGTATCTTATATTGTAGAAATAAACGATACAAATATATGTATACAATATGGTAGTAATACAACTAATGAAAAAACATGGTTATCTCGTTTTAGTGAAAATATATGTATATTAAAAACACATATTAAAATATCACAATTAATATATATTATATCAGATTATATAAAAATTATTGATAAAAAACAAAGATTAAAATGGAAAATAATAAAAGAACATATAAACACAATAGATGATAAAATAATAGAATTAAGAATAAATGAAGAAATAAAAAACGAAGAAGAAAAAGAAGGATTGTATGAAGAAAAAACTGATAATAATAATAATAATAACAGTATACAAAATAAATGTTGTATATGTTTAACCAATCCTTACAATGTTGTTTTTTTACCATGTAAACATTTATGTGTATGTGTATTATGTAATACGGATAAAATAACAAGAAAATGTCCTATATGTAGAGAAACTATTCGTGATAGTATACAAATATACACTTCTTAAAAAGAAACGTGTTAAAATATATATATTTTTTTTAATACTATTAAAATAAAAACATATATGTTTTAAAAAAAAAGAAAATGTCTATTTTTATTTATTATCATATTACATGTTTAAATAATTGGAAAGAAATTGTACGTGAACAATTAACACGTGTTATATTTAGTGGATTGTATGATAAATTAAAAGAAATACGTTGTTATGCTATTATACCATATAATAATAATGAAAAAGACAATGAAGATGAATTTTTAAATAAAGAAACAGAATGTTTACGTATATATTTATCCACATTTGGAAAAAAAGTACTACTTCTTGATACGTGTTGTAAAGGATACGAATCGTTTACTATAAACAATATTCCATCAGCTATAAACGATGACGATATTGTTTTTTATTTTCATACAAAAGGTGTTACTAGATACAAATCTACAACATACATGTTAAACGGTATATACGAATATACTATACCAGATTTAGAACAAAATATACAATATTGGAAAGATTGTTTAGATTACGTTTTAATAAAAAAACATGAAAAATGTATTTCTTTATTAAAAGATGAAAAACGTTTTACAGTAGGTGTAAACGCTATACGTCATCCTTATCATTATAGCGGACATTATTGGTGGGCATGTGGTACTTATTTAAAATCTTTACAACCTGTACAAGATACAACTATTGTAAATATTGAACCATGGTTATTAAGCAATATGTCGTTAAATCGTGAAAAACATGTATCATTATTAAATAATTTTCATTTGTATGGTTATTATTATAGCGAACCGTTATCTGAATTAGTAGATTTATAATATTTGTTTATATCATTATGTAAAACAACAACAGCTTTTACTATTTTTTTATTATTTAAAGGATATGATAATTTTAAATTATCGTATTCTTCTTTTTCTTCTTTTTCTAATTTAGATATATTATTAAAATAATATTCTTTATCTTGTAATAAAGAATATAAAAATAAAAACTGTGTTTTATTCATACCACCACATGTATTAAATAATCCTATATATAAACCAGAATTACACGATTGCCATAAATGTGAAGAAGTATCTGTATATCGTTTAAATAAAGTAGTAAACGTTGATATACTTGTATTATCAGAATAATACAAATCAACAGTTAATGTAATAAAAGGTCTATTATAACAATCTGTACCAACCATAACAGGATCTGTTATTTCATTAATATGTATAAAATCAATATATCCAGTTAATCCTTCTCTATCATGTGTATCTAATAAAGGACATTCTGAAACTGTAGAAAGTAACAAACCGTCCATGTTTTTATTATACTATATTCACGTTAATTATGTATTAAAAACAAACGAATTCATTTCTCTTATAAAACAATACGATTCATTATAACATATATCTTCTTTTAATATACAACGGTGTATTTTACAATATGGTTTATTATTAACTAAACAATACGCATTAAAATCTTCACCACACAAATATATTATTTCATTAGGTTTATATACTTGTTTAACTATATCATAAAAAGGTAATCCTCTATGAAACGAACCGTATACTACAAATGTATATCTATGTTGTAAAATATCATTTATAACAGATAGATCAAATTGATCATTTCTATAGTCGTCATCATCTAATAATTTTGTACAACTAAACCCTTTTCCGTATAACTGATCAGGTGTTTGTGTATCAGATGTGTATAAATGTGATATTTTAGGATAATCATGACAATTAGTTTTTAATAATGTTTTCATACCATGTAACGTTAAACATCTTAAATAATCAATAGATGTATTACCAGATAAAAACAATACAGTTGTAGTAGGTGTTAATGTAACATTCATACATTTAAAAATATACGATGCTGTAGCTTCTGTTGTTAAATGTTCCATGGTATATTCTAAACATGTTTTTCTTAATTCTTTTAATTCGTTAATATTAAAAGAAGAATGTTCTGAATGTTTATCGTATACTGTTTTTATATGTTTCATAAGTTCTTTTGGAAAATTAAACATGGTTAATTCTGGACAATTGTTTATATCGTCATCATTAAATAACGGTAAACAACCATTAGCTAATATTTCATAATGTCTTAAACAATCGTATCCGGCCTTTTTACATGTTATAGCAAAATACGAATCTTTATATTCCTTATAATACTCTTCTTCTGTATTATAAGTATATCCTTTATGTCCTAACGAATTAGGTACAATAGACGATAACCATTTTTTTTTAACAGATACTGATTGTATATTTATAATTTTTTCTTTAGGTATTGAAAATGTAATTGGAAAACAAGGCATTTTAAAAATTTATAAAATAAAAAGATATATTCTAATAAAATGTAACGTAACGTACTTTTTATTATAATATACATGTTTTTTATTTTTCTAAATTTTATTTTTTATTTTTCTAAATTTTATTTTTTATTTTTTCTAAATTTTATTTTATATTTTTTCTAAATTTTATTTTATATTTTTTCTAAATTTTATTTTTTATTTTTTCTAAATTTTATTTTTTTAAATTTTTTATTAATTTGTAAATTATATTCTTATATTTCTTCTTCTTCGCTGCTATTTTCAAAATTTTGTAAAGGAAATGATAATTCTTGTTGTTTAGATTTTTTAGTAGATGTTTTCTTTTCTTTTTTAATTGTTGTTTTTTTTGTTTGTGTAGTAGTGTTGTTTTTTTTAGATGGTAATAATTTTGTATTTTTTTTATCTGTTGATGCTTTTATTTCTGTTGTGAATAGTTCTAAAAGATGTTCGTTTATAAATTCAACACATTCTGGATGTTTTAATGTTTTTTGTAGTATGCTGTTTTCTTCTGTTTTTGTTAAAATGTAAGAATTGTATATTTTTAAAACAGTTTCACTTGTATTTACTGGAACCCATTCTCCTTGTACATGTTCGTACATTACTTTTTTGTTCCCAATACATACATTGTTAAATTGTTGAATATAATTGTTTATTTGTATTTTTAAGAAATCTTTTATTTTTTCTTGATCAAAAGATTCAATGGTTTTATCATCGTCTGATGATACTGTTACCATTCCTTCGATCATGTCTGTATCTTTTAATAGTTCTACACTGTCATCATTAAAAACCAATGGTTCACCATAAGTTGTTCTTCTTTGTGAATTTATGATAGATATGTTTACTGTTGGTGGTAATAGTATATTTTTTTTTAATTCTTCGTCGTTTTTAAACAAGTTTGTGAATTCGTATTGTTGAAATGTATCGGTTTTTTGAAACTGAAGAATGGTTTCAATACGGTCTTCTTTTTTACGAGGAAGAGATTGTTTTTTAGGATAAGTAGGTGGTGATAAAGTGTACAAACAATCGTTTTTTTCTACATATATAGTTTTTAAATCTGATATATTTTTTTTTGCCAATTCTTCTTTTGTTAATGGTGTAAACATGTTTTCTACCTTTTTCATATTCTCATACAATTCTACAACTTGTTCAATAGATGAACCTGTTGTTTCACAAAACTGTGTTAAGAAATGATATGGAGAAACAATGTTTTTGATATCTTCTACAGAAGGTTTTGGTTGTGGTGGTTTTCTAGCTGTTTTTTTAGTTGGTTGTTTGTCTACATCAGGAACTGTTGTTGTTGCTGTGTCAATAATAGGGAAAGTTTCATTGTTGTTTTCCATGTTGATGGTGTTTGTTGTTTCCATTGTTTGTGTTTGATGGAAAGTGTTTGGTATGATGTGTTGTATTTACTTATATTGTTTTATAAATGTCAAGGGTAATTAATAAAATATATTAGTATTTATTTAAATCAAAAGATGATCTATTTTGTTGTGGTATATCGTTTTTCTTTTTTATTTTCTTTTTCTTTTTCATAATTGTTGTATTGTTGTATTCTTCATCTGTCGTGTAGTATAAAAACTCTTGTATATCTTTAAGAGCTGTTGTTGTTGGTGTAGTAGTATTACTTGTTATTTTTTCTATTTGTTTTGGTATTGTTGTATTTTTTTTATTTTCTTTTTGTATAATGTTTACAGATTCTTCTTCTTCTTCATCGTCGTCTATTGTTGTATCAAAACGACAACATATAATATTAAGAATAGTATTAAAAAACGATGCAAAACAATCTTGTTTTAATATAGTCATATCTTTTACAAGTTCTTCTGTGTGTGTTAACATGTTTAATCCATCGTTTATTATATATTCAACATCACCTATTACATGTTTTACATCTTCTATATTTTTATCTATATCTGATGTACTTCTACTTCTATTTCTATTTGATATATTTTTATTTTTATTTATACTTTTTTCTCGTTCTTTTAATGTTTCGTTTATTTCCATTTTTATATATTTTAATGTTATTCTATTATAATACTAGTAACAAAATTAAAATAATATTTTTTTACATGTTGTTTGTTATATGTAACGACATTTTGTATTTGCATCTGTTTGGCATAATAACGTACCGTCTGTTTTTTTAATATAAAACGCTATTCCGCCTAGGCCGGAATTGTTTACATTATGTACGTCTATTACATTTATTCCAGGTAATAAAGATATATTTAAAACAGCAATGTTTGGCCAATAATATTGGTTAAAATTTACTATATTTATATTATTAATATATAATGCGTTTAAATTATCATCAGAAGCTAGTATTAAAGATGCATTTATAGTATTTATACTATTATTTGTATATAATACCTGACAACTAACAGGATTAGGTGGTGCGTAACCTGATGTTGAACCTGTTATGTATACAAAATAATTAACCCAGCTTGTACTACCAAAATATACATTGCCATTTGTATATCCACTACCTGTAAAATTAGAATTAACAACAGAACAATTTACCGTATTAAGGATAAAAGTATTAATATTATATAAATTACTAATATCGTTTACTGTTTTTATATAATAAGGATGATTTGCGTTAAATTTGGTACCATTACTCCATAATTTCCACATCATATATCCTTCTAATTGTTGTCGTTGTAAAATTGTAAGTATAGAATTGTATATTGTTACAGAATGTATACCACCATATAAAGAAGAACTTCCCGTATTAGCATCATATCCTATATTAAAATTAGTTAGATTTATTATATTTCCATTATTTACAACATTATTATTTGAAGAATCTTGTGTTCCGTTAAAATAAGTTAATACATTATCAATATATGTTGTTTGGTTTATATTAACTGTTGTTATAAATAAATATGGATAATTTGCATACATTTGAGTATTGGGTACACACGTGTTATTGTTATACACTGTTGTTTGTAAATAAGAACTATTTGCTTGAAATAATAATTTATAATAACCCGATGCACCACCTAATGTATTTCTTAATAATGATTGTTGATATATATTTTTATTCATATATAATACAATACATAATGTAAAACTTGTTAAACTTGAAAGATTTGTACAATTATTAAGATCTAACCCTACCGTTACTCCACTACCAAAATAAATACTTGGGTTATTGTTCATGTATCCGTCACTTGTATTATATGATGGTTGTTTATTAACAGTGTTTTGAACAGCATTGTTGTTATTTCCACTTAAATCATTCCATTGTTGTACTTTTCCATTATTTAATATAACATTTTCTTTTTCAGCTGATAAAAAAAGACAACACCCAGGTATACTTGCTGGTGTAAAAAGTCCATTATTAAAAGACGTATTTTTTCCCAATAAACTATAAGATTTGTAATACACCGTATTCAAATTAACAGTGTTTTTACCTAATTTTGTATAATACGACGATGTACTAGCCATTGTTGTATTTGGTATATACGCGTTTAATATAGTGTTTAATAATCCAGAATTTGTTGTACGTAATACATTATTACCACATATTTGTGATATTTCGTTTACTGATAATAGTATATTATTGTATAATCTGAAATCATCAATAAACAATGTTGTTGTATTATATGTATTTGAATCGGATATTAAAAACGTATTATCTCCTATATACATAGGTCTAGTTATATTTGTTATAGCTGTTGTTGTTATTGGATACGTACACAATACACCATTAAAATAAACATTTAATGTAGTTGTAGTAGCATTATACACTAATGCTACATGTCTCCATACACTATCATAACAACTTGACGCACATATAGGAAAATATGTATTGTTTATTAATAATAATAAATTTCCATTATTTATACAGTTTATACATATATTTGTAGACACATCATTTCCTAAACATATAAGATTATAATTTTCCGTATTACCGCCGCTAATATATGTTATATTATAATAAAAACATATTGTCCAATGATATGTAGGATCTGAAAATGTCGATGACGGTATAGACATATAACCACTTGTTTTTGTTGTACTAATACTTAATGAATTGATACCTATTGCACTAGTTGTTGTGTTTATACTTGTCATTGTATTTGATAAATTACCATTATACGATGTACCTAAACTACCCATATTTGGTACAACAACACCTGTTACATATTCAAAATCGTACATTAAAACAGGTCTTAGGTTATACAAATAAGCTATATCGGTTGTTGTTAAACAATATCCAGAATATAATCTAAAATCGTCAATTATTATACTTGAATACTTGTCACTATCATAAGTACTACGTCCGATAAAATTGATACTACGTGTTGCACTAACAATAGAAACTTGATTAGTTGATGCAACTGAACTATTATTTATATAAATAGTAAAAGTAGTACTTCCATCATAAACAACAACAACATGATGCCAATTACCATTACATAAATTAGTAGAAGTAGTAAGATTTGTATTTCCTAAATTAGCATCACATCTTCCAAAAAAAACAGTTCCTGCATTACCATTAAACCCAACACAAAAATCCGTATTTCCCATTCTACCAACACAAAAATCGAATATTCTTGCCCATGTTTCTGTTACAGTACCACTTTGTTTTTTAAACCAACACGAAAAAGACCATGCGAATCCAGTACCACCAAATGTAAAAGACGGTACACTTATATATTTTCCAGTACTTTGTGACGAAAGTACCGCGTTATTAACCAAACTCAAACTCATTCCGTTTATAGCGTAGTCCATATTCGAACATACAGCGCTATTCATTAATGTACCATCCATACTAGGTCCAGCTGTACCTTTATTAAACACAGTTGTTCCGTAATTATCTTTAAACGTATACCATAACCATGGATTAGGTGGTGTATAAGACATTTAATAATCAAATAATAGTAATTAATTAATTTAAGTATATTAAATTAAATTTATTAAATAGTACATAATTGTTTATATTTTACAATTTTTGTTATAGAATCTAATTCGTGTTGTGCTTTTGAACTTAATAACGTACCATTTTGTACATTAGAAATACTATCTCCTATTAATATTGAGTTTGTGTTTTTTGATGCGGTATTAGTATTGGTATTAGTATATGTATGAACACGTGCATTGTTTTTAGGTATCATATTATCAACATCTGTATGATCATAATATTGTGGTACGTTTTGTTGTATATAAAATGTATTTGTATTTAATGGTGTATTATGTATAGGACATTTTTTAGTATTATATTGTTGTGGTGTTTGGTTTGTATTATACACTGTAAAATAAATAACAAGTACTGTAATTAAAAATAAAAGTACAATAGGTGCTATAGAAATAGTATCGTTGTTTAATGTTGTTGTTGTTGTATTCATATTGTTTATTATTAATAAAATATTATAATAATAATAATAAATAAAATGAATAATATAATAGAAGTACAAACTTTTTTAACTAATGAACAATTTCTATGTTTTCTTAAAGCGGATTCTTATCATGATTTTACAAATAAAAAACGTACAAAAAAACAAAAAGACATGTTACCTATTTTAGAAAACGTGTATAAATATATTGAAAAAAAATTAATGAATACAGATAAAAATAATCCGGATATAAAAAAATTAAAAACATATTATAATACTATAAAAAACGACAATTCGGCTAAAAATATAACATTGACAATTATAAACGAAAACGATACTTTACCAAAACTTAAACCTATAATAAAAGACAATGTTCTTATATTAGAAGATGTTTATACACATTATAGGCATATGATATCTGCAGAAAATGCTAGTATGACTACAATATATCCAGAAAACGATTTGTTACTTTTACCTATAATAGTTGATATTTATAAAGCTAATAATGATTTTGAATTTAATAGAGGATTGAAATTATGTACAAAAAAAACAAACAATGTGTTTTCTTTAGTATCTAGTGATCCAGATGATATATATAAAAAATGTTTAGAATATAAAACATTAGTTTATTTTTTAGAATTGTATAAAGATAAAAAACCATTATGTAGTAGTTATGATAGTGCAGGTGAATCGTTTAAACATTCAATGACATTTTATAAAAAGAAAACCGATTCGTTAAAAATTTTAAATGATATTTTTAATGTTAATGATGATAATAAAATAAAAAAATTAAATATTTTTAATAAGTATACAAATTATATATTAAAAAATACAAAAAATGAAGAAATATTAAATTTTACATTTGTGAAAAACAATACGTCTGTTCAATTATATATTGAAGAAAATCCATTACATGATACTATAATAAAAAATAATATTAAATTTTTGTTATTGTATTTAAAAGATAATGGATTTGTTAAAAAAACAGAAGCTTCTTATATTAAAAAAATAAACGAAGATTTTAAAAATGCATATGACAATGTACAAATAAATATAATATACGACGCTCTTTCTTTATTTTTATCTTTTATGTATGTTAGTATTATATCAGTAGAAAACGAATTTGATTATAAAAATCTTCCTATACATTATGGAAAAAATAATAATTATTTAACAGGGTTTTATAAATTTATAGATAAAATGAATAATCCAGATATAGAATACGAATACGAAGAATCTGGATTTTATACAACATATATAGATAGTTTTAATAAAGGAATTAATGTTGATAATATTATGGATTCATTATTATCAGATTTACGTGAATTTCAAGATAAATATACAAATAAAATATATATATTAATACATAAGTTTTTTAATATAACAAATCCAAATCCAGATATAATGTATTCGTCTAGTGTATCGTTTGCTGCAGAACGTATACATAGTTTAAAAAAATCAAATACTGATCTATATAAACTTACATGTTTTTTTTATTTATTAGGAAAATTTATTGGAGATTTTGCACAAAGTATGTTTTCTGTATATACACAAATACCTTTAATAACATATGACCGAATGGCTGCATTTTTTGCTTCTATGTTAAAAAATACATTTTCTAACGATATAGATCAAAACATGTATATATGGTACCAAAATAAGGCAACATTAATGTCTGTATACACAACGGAAGATTTAAGAACACATATTACATCATAAATAATAAATTATGTATCTTCTTCTTCTTCACCTTTTTCTTCACCTTCACCTTCATCTTCTTCGTCTTCATTATCAGAAAACATAGATGATACAATAGGTTGTGTATTTATTTCACGTAATATACCTTTTCTCATATAAGGATCTAAATACATAGAATTATACCCAATACATTCTAAAATACAAGGATATATAGATATTTTACGAAACATAGCACCTTGTAATATACATTTGTTTATATAATCAACACCATGAATAGTATCTGCGTTAAATATAAGTATAATATTATTTATATTAATACTATCTTCTTTATATTTTGATGATATTAGTTTATCGTATCTTAAAAAACAATGTTCTGTTGTAATATCATGTATATTTATTTTTTTAAATGTATGTATATTGTTATTTAATATACATACACATGGTAGTATTGTTGTTCTAATGTCATTGTTAATTAAATTACGAACTTTTAAAATATATAGTAACATATCTACAAACATAACAGGATTGTTGTATTCGAGATTAATTATTGATGCATTATATTCGTTTATACTTGTATATACCCTTTTATTATTTGATGGAACCCATTCCCATTTGTTCAATAGCATGTTGTAATCTGTATTTTCTTTATATAATGTTTTTAATATATCATAATTATCATCTTCTTTTATATCTTCGTTTTGTTTAATTATATATTCTTCTATTGATAAAAGATCATCTTTTTTTGTATTTAAAAAAAAATCTATATATATATTTTTAGTAGTTATTAATTTTTTATATATATTGTTTTTTAATTCATTAATTATTTTTTTTAATGTTTCATTTTCTGATTTTAATAAAAAATTTTGTCTCTTGTAAACATGTTTTTTTTTATTAGTTGATTCCATGTTTATATATATATGTTTATTTTATTTATATATATTATACATTATTTAGTATCATTAAATACCCATTCTTTTTTTGTTTTTCCTTCGTATTTGTATGCATAGTTGTTAGATAATAACCATTCATGTACACGTATAGTAGGAACAGTTTCACGTTCAATACTATCTGGATTTTCTATTTCTATTTCAACTAGTAATCTTCCATATTTATCAAATTCTAATGCGTATAATGTCACAATTTTACCTAATAATAATTCTTTTACTTTTTCTTTAACAGCATATCCATGTTGTTTTTCTGTAAGATTTTTTGTTCGTAATTCAGGTGTATCGATATGTGCAAGACGACATCTCCATTTAAACATGTTTTGAAATAACGCAAAAACACAATGTATAGTATCACCATCGTATACATATGTTACTTTTGCTTGGAATTGTTGATTATTTAAATTAAAAAATGGCGCATCTGTTATTATTTCTAATATTTCTTTTTCATAATTGTTATTATTAATAGTATATTGTTGTTGTACACTTTGTTCGTCTTCCATTTTGAAATTGTTTTTAATAGTATAAGTATTGTTTTTTTATATTATATTACATTGGTATTAAAAAATAATATAATATAAAAAATACAATTAAAAAACAAGATAATTAAAAAACGTTAAAAAGAATAATGTAATATTAAAATAAAAATAGTACAATTAATTAGCATAAGCTACACCTGCCATACCAGATGTAACACGTAGAATATTGTAATTTACAGCAAATACAGAAATTTGTCCTGTACTTGTACTATTCAGACCAACATTCATTGCAGAAAGTACACTTAGATTTGTCAAATCGTATACAAGTTGTACAGTATCAATACGTGAAAAATTACATGTTCCTGATGGTTGATGTTCTTCTGGACGAATAGCAAACGAATACAAATAAATATGTTTATCTGGAATACGTGTATGATGTTGCCATGGTTGTACAAGACGGAAATATGTTTGTGGACGAATAGTAAAACGTTCATATCCATTCAACAATATTTTAGCATCGGCCATTAGATCAACAGATGTTGTTAGATCTGGTGTACCTGGACCAGCAGCACTAAAATTAAACCAATCGTTATACGATGTACCTGCAGTATTTGCATTTTCATCACGTTGAATAACCCATATCAATTCTTTTACAGGATGATTAAAATTTAATCGTAGTTTTTGGTTTTGTACAGCCAATTGAATAGATTCAGCACCTGTAAATTGTAATTGATCAATAAGATATTCATGACTAGATTGTGCAAACAATTTACGTTCATTTGAATCCAAATAAATATAATCAACATAAAATGTAGCAGTAGTAATAGATACAGTAGAAGGAAAATTTGTTACATTTAGATTAGATGATAAACGTTTACCATCACTACCAAGTGCAACAACACATTCATAAAAGTTTCTAAATTCCAAATTAATTTTTACTTCATGATATTGTAATGCAATAAGTGGAAGACTTAGTCCAGGATTTCTACAAAACCAAAATTGTAAAGGAATATAGAAAATACGATCAAATGCAGCATTACCATGCATACCATTATCACATGCATATTTACCAACCATTTGTGCATATCCGTTTCTTTTTTCTGACGTAATTGTCAATTCATTCCATATTTCCATCCATGTACCATAATGTCTATCAATACGTTGTCCACCAATTTCAAGTTCAACAGATGCGATAATAGCATGTCCAATAGCATTACACCAACATAGACTTTTTGCACTAGATGCAACAGTACCTGCCAACAATGTAGTTGATAATGCTGGTAAATGTAGTTGTAGATAAACATTATTAATCAGATCACCATTACGTGAAATAGTACATGATACACGTTTACCAAAATCTGGATTACCATTAATAGTTTGTTCAATAGATTCAATAGCAAAATTAGTATGTCTTCTATAAATAACTTTAAAAAATGTAATTTGCGGATCACCTGTTAAATACACGTCTTGAGCACCATAAGCGACAAGTTGCATAAGTCCTCCACCCATATTTAAATATACAAAGAATTAATTTAAATTTTAATAAATACAAAGAAAAAAAATAAACAATTTAGAACTCATTAAAAAAATATAAATTAATACTCTTTTTTTTAAAAAAAGTATAAAAATTTAAAAAATAACGTTAAAATAAATAATACTATAAATAAAAAAGTATATTGTTTTAAATAAATAATACTAACAACAACAATAACAATTATTATGGACAATTTAGAAAAATATACTGTACCTTATTTAAAAGTAATATGTAAAAACGAAGGAATACGATATTATTCAAATAAACGTAAAAAAGATCTTATTATATATATAAAAAAAGAACTATTAAAAAAATCTATAATAAATAATAAAGATATTATAAATCATATAAAATCTTATTTATTTTATTCTAATCGTTTAGATTTTTTAAATTATTGGAAACAACATGTACAATATAAAATTAATGTATTGTATATAAATAGTAGATTAACATATAGTTTATTACGTAGAAACAATATCGAATTTTTATATTCTATTACATTATTATTAATTAAACGTGTATGTCTTCTTTTTAAAAAATACAAAACATTATTAAACAAATACGATTGTTATTTAAAATTATGTATTCTTTATAGACAATTTTATATACCTTATTTTAAACAAAAAATAAGATACAATATCTTATTTTATACATATCCTATACAAGATTATGATACACTATTAACTACATTATTATACAACAATTCTTTATTTACAACTGAATTTAATAAAATAACACGTCGAAAAATAGCCAATTCTGTATACGAATTACGTTATATAAAAAATGTATTTAATGGTATATTTTATAATGCTGTTACTACTGTTAATAATACACCATTAACTGTTTAAGTACTAGCTGTTCTTCTTCTTCTTGTTGTTTTCTTTTTAGGTTTTTTAGCTGTTGTTTTCTTTTTAGGTTTTTTAGTTGTTTTTTTAGAACATGCACTTTTTTTTTTTAATTGTCTTGTACTTTTTTTAACTGTACATTTTGTTAATATCTCATATTCTGTACCACCACGATCAATAATAATAGGTTCAGGTAATATATGTATTTTTCCAGTATATGTAAACGTTTTTTCTTTTGAACCACGTGTTGTTTCTTTTATAGTAAAATTAACAGATTTACATTTACTACCTTTTAGTAATTTATTACAAGCTTTACGTGCTGCAGCACCTGGTGTTTTTGATAAATATCGTCCACCTTTATTACCTACAGTTGTTTGTTCAACAGTAAACGATCGTTTATCTGTATCCATTATAATAATTTGTTTTAATTATTTTAATACTTTATTTATTAATAAAAAAGAAATAAATCTTTATTCTTTATTTGAAGTAAAACTTTATTTATTTTTTATTTTATTTATGTTTTATTAAGAAAAGATACTGTTTTATTTGTTTCATCACAAAATAATATAGAATAACACGATTTATCATACGTTAAATGTCCGTGTAATACATTACAACGTATAATCATATCAACACACACTAAACAACAGTATTTCAATAAACACAACATGCATAAGAATCCAATAAATACTAATTTTATGCATATTAAAAGAACCATTTTTTTAAATAAAAACTACTTCTACGTCTTCGTTTTCTAATTCAATTAATATAGTATCTAATAAACGTATAGTAGTTGTAACGTGTATGATAAGACAATGTATAAATATTAATTTTATACAAAAAAGACAGAAAAACATTATTATATTAAACCTATGTATATTTATATTGTATTCGTTTTTACATAGTTGTATTAATAGTATTATCAAAAGAAGGTGTTAATTTAGAATAAACGTTTTTCTTAAATTCAAAAACATCATCGTTTATTTCATTTATTTTGTTTTTTAATACTGATATTTCATTTATATACATATATTGTGTACGTGTTTGTTCATTTAATTCAGATGTTACTATTTTTGTTAACTCGTTTAATTCGTTTCGTAATGTATATAATTCTGTATTCATATCATTATAGTCGTTAACAGATATACATAATAGACATTGTCCCATTTTATTTATTTTCTTTTTATTTTTTTATTTATTTTATTTAATCATTGTAAAGATTATATAAATAAATATTTTTATACCATGTCAAAATAAAATAACAACAATAAACAAAATACAACGACACTTAAAATTGTTTTGATAAAAATGGATGTTGTAACATATAATAAGACAAAAAATTATACGCTACAAGATTTTGAGCAATGTACATTACGACAATTAATTTCTATTGTAAGACAACATATGAAATTTGCTGTGAAAAATTTAAATAAAAAAACAAAAACAGATATAGCTTCAGAAATGTATACATTTCATATAAATAATAAAATACAAGTTATAGGAGAACATAAAGAAGAAGAAAAAGAAGAAAATATAAAAGAAACCAATCAAGAAGAAAAATGTATAAAATTAGAACAATTTAAATATTTTAATATTCCTATATACGGTACACACGAAGAACCTTTATTTAGAGCAACAGATATAGGAAAAGTTCTTGAACTTAGTAATATACATATGTCTATAAATGAGTTTGATAAAAAAGACGAGATACGTACTATGAAAATTACAGATTCTATAGGAAGAAAACAAAAAGTAAACATGTTAACTAAAAACGGTGTATGTAAATTATTATGTAAATCGAGAAAGACAGGTGCAATAGATATATCAAAACAATTAGGTATAAACGTGTATAATCATAAATACGAATGTAAAGAAACA